AAATAAAAGATAAGATGACTGACTTTTATCAGATGCATAATGATAAGAATCAGTCGTATTGGTATGAAGCTGAAATAGACAATAGATTCTATTCAGGTGATCAAACTGTTTGGGATGAGGTATACAGAGGCAAAGCCAAGAACCGTCGTAACATCTTCAGTTTTAATAGGATCCGACGTAATATATCCATGGTTAGTGGACGACAAAGGCAGGTCCGGAAATCTACAGTTTGTATCCCAGTTGAGAACGGAGACCAGCAAACAGCTGATCAATACTCAAAGATATTTAGTCATATCAATCGAAAAGAATATGTACTCGAGACTATTTCACAAGCCTTTAACGATGCGTTAGTAACTGGCCTCAGTCTTTTGCATTTATGGAACGATTATAGAAGTGATCCAGTATCAGGCTCATTGAAGGTTGACGCACTATCTTATAATAGCTTTTTAATAGATCCCTATTTCAGGAAAGCAGACCTATCAGATTGCAACTGTTTATGGAAAAGATCCTTTGTTACTCCTATGCAGGCAAGAGCTCTATTACCAGATAAGAAGAAGTTTGTAGAAGATGCATCACGTATAAGCTCAGAGAACCTCTTTACCTTTATGCCAGAGAATAGCCATATAGATAAGAAGAACTTGTTATCATATGATGAATACTATTATCTAGACTCACGTTTTCAGAAGCTCATGATAGATACACAGACTGGCGAGACCATGGAATGGCAGGGTAAGTCAGATGAAGGCTTAGCTGAGTTCTTAAGGATGTATCCTTCTGTAACAGTTCAAGAGATAGAGATTCCTACGGTTAAGCTGGCCATATTACTTCAGGGTTCATTAGCTTATGATGGCCCTAACACGCTAGGTATAGACAAGTATCCTTTTGTACCTGTCATGTCATACTTTGATCCTAACATCTCAACATATTCATTAAAGATGCAGTCTATGGTAAGAGGCCTTCGTGATCCTCAATACCTATTTAATAGGCGTAAGAACATCGAATTAGACGTCCAGGAGAGCCAAATTAACTCAGGATATATATACAAAGAAAATTCCTTGGTTAATCCAGACGATGTATTTCTTGCTGGTCAGGGTAAAGGGTTAGCCTTAAAAGCCGAAGCTCAGATGACTGACGTTCAGCAGATACAGGCTCCACAGATTCCACCTAGTATGTTCCAGTTATCAGAGCAGATGGCTAAGGAGATCCAAGAGATATCTGGTGTTAACGAGGAGTTATTGGGTAGTGCTTCTGACGATAAGGCAGGCATTCTGTCTATGCTGAGACAGGGTGCAGGACTTACAACGTTACAACCTCTCTTCGATCAGCTTGATATGTCTCAAAAGATGCTTGGAACTATAATGCTATCAGCTATACAGGCTAACTATACACCTGGAAAAGTTAAGAGAATTATAGAAGAAGAACCAGCCCCGCAATTCTACAATAAGGCCTTTGGAAAATATGACGCTGCTGTAGAGGAAGGGTTTAATACAACCACACAACGAGCCATGCAGTTCTCACAATTAATCCAGCTCAAGGAGATTGGATTACCTATTCCTGATGAAGCTATTATTGAAGCTGCAACACTCCAAAACAAGAACAAGCTCCTAGAACAGATGGATAAGATCAAGCAACAACAAGCTGAAGCGCAACAGAAGGCTGAGCAGACACAACAACAGCTCCAGTTAGCTCAAGCTGAACTAGCTAAGGCTAAGGTTCAATCTGATCTTTCTCTAGCTAAGGAAAGAGATTCAAGAGTTTATAGTAACATTGGCTTGATGGACGAACGTAGACAGGAAGCTGAAAAAGACAAGACGCAAGCTATGCTTAACTTGGCTAAGACTCTTCAAGAGATGGATGACGTTGATCTTTCTCAACTTACCAAACTTTTACAGTTGTCTAAGGTTGTTGATGCTAAGACTAGCCAAGATAATAATGCTGAACAGCTGGGTAGCGCTATCGTTACAGGTGCTACTAAGGATAAGATCCCGTCTGAGCCTGCTAATTCAGGACCATCGGGCAATTCGTCTGGCGCAAACTTATAAAGGAGTAGTTATGAAGATGTTTTTAAATCCTGCTACCGTGAGACCTAAGGGTAAAGCAAGAGATGTTTTTGATAGTGTTATGGGTGTTGATAGCAGCAAATCTGGAAAGAAGCCTAAGAAAAAGAATTCTAAGAAAAAGAATAAACCATGGAAAAATAATAATGGAAGTAAAAAAGAAGAAAATTGAGGCGCCGAGCGAGTATACTGATATAGGTAAACAGTATCTTAAAGAATCAGAGAAGATTAATACTGATACTGTTGAGGTTAGAGAGCTTTCTAAAGAGATGAACAAAGGGTATATGGATACCCTTAAGGACACGGCATTAAAAGGGAAGAAGAATTATACTGGAACCTTTTACGTTGTTGTGCTTACTAAGAGAGAGAGGCTTATAGAGAAGACGTTGCGTAACTATTTTTATGCAAGGCAAACGTGTCCGACTCCTGGCTATGAGCAGGCTGTGTACAAGTTCAATTCAAAAGATGAGTCTTTAACCTTTTTATGGATGGTTCCATCTAAGAAGCTATGTGAAGATATGTTAATACAAAGGCATGACTTAAACATGGTAAATGATCCGTTATTACCTTTTGTGATAGATTATGTAACTGGTAGGCTCTATGTTAAGGCTGTCAGTCTAAATGATGAGCATTCAATAGAAAATTACTTAGGAGATTTATGTCAGAAGAAATAATACAGGACGCTGTTGTAGAAAGCGAAGTTCAAAATGAAGAGGTCCAAGCTAATGAATTACAAGAGTCAGATAATACAGTTCTTAGTGGCGACGATAGTGCACATCAAGCAGAAGATGGTGCAGATAATAAACAAGATATCAATCTTAGTAGAAGAGAAGCTAAGGAGATAGAGAAGCAGGAGAACATCCAAGCGCTCCGAGCATCTAGGAATCAGTTCCAACGTGAACGTGATGAGTATCTTGTAAGAATACAAGCATTAGAGGCTGCCAATAAGAAACCTGTAGAAGATGATATTGATGATTACGAAGATCCTCAAGCAAAAGAGATAAGACAAATTAAGGGTTATATGGCTAATATGGCTGATAGTAACTCTAGAATGAAGTTAAAAACACAGTACCCAGACTTTGCTAATATTGTTAATGGTGAGAACATAGCTATCCTTAAGAACAGATTTCCTGAAATAGCAGCAACGCTAGAACAATCTAGAGATATCTATACAACTGGTGTATCAGCGTATAACATAATAAAGAAGTTTGGCTTACATATTTCTGAAGACTATGAAATTAAGAAGCAGAAGGTTGAAGACAACATCGCTAAGCCAAGACCTACAAGCGCTGTTAAGAGTCAATCTGATTTAAGTCACGCTTCCGATTATTCCGATCTTAAAAGTAAATCCGTAAGAGATGAAATTATACGAATTGCTACTGAACGAGCAATGGGTTAATCCGTCTACGCTTAAAAGCTACGACGCGATACAAAATCTTTCTCTTTTCTTTTACATTACACGCCTATGTTTCCTACAGCATGGGCGTGTTTTTTTATCATTAAAATGTATTATGGGCCCTCATGGGCCCACTTAGATAAGATGATTAGCAGTGGTGTTCCATTCTTAACAGGGTTACTAGCTACTAGGTTTATCTCCGGTAAAAGATAATTTAAAATCAAATTTGTTTCTTTATGGTTCTGTTTGTTATACTTAGCCGACTATACGAAAGTATGTTGAATGCTGCGTAATGGGAGTCGCAAACCAGATACTGTGTAAAGGGTTAACGCTCTTATAGGTCTCGCAAGCCTAAAAGCTTTTAACATATGATCTGACGGTTTCGCGTTAGAGATTTCTTATCTCACAGGATCTCGCAAGTCCAGGACCGTAATGGATATAGGCTTATGTTTATATCTGTATGAGCCTCGTCCGACTTAAGCTGTAATTTATAATTTTATGGATTATTACTTAAGGAAATCTTATGGCAAGAGTAACAACCTCTACATTACCTGCACCAGTACAGATCTATTATGATCGCGTTCTCCTTAGCATGGAAGAACCTAATCTCATCCACTCAAAAGCAGCTATGAAAAAGAACTTAGCTTCAAGAAGTGGAAACACCATTCGTATGGAAAGATATGATGATATTGGTAGCGCTACTGTTCCTCTAGGGAATACAGGCGTAACACCACCATCAAAATCAATGTCTTCTGTTTACGTTGAC